AACCCCCCTCGATTCCGCCGTCGATGGCAGCACTGCTTCAGATCACCGAGGCTGACATGCAGGAGATCTTGGGCTCCCCTCAGCAGGGAGACAAGATGGTGTCTCACCTCTCCGGCAAGACCGTGGAGCTTATCCAGCAACGCCTTGACATGCAGACCTTTATCTACATGAGCAACATGGCTAAGGCCGTGAAGCGGTGTGGGGAGGTGTGGTTGTCTATTGCCCGGGACATCTTCCTTGAGCAGGGCCGGAAGATGAAGTCGATTACCTCCAATGGTAAGATGGAGCCGGTGGAGCTGATGAAGCCCGTCGTTAACGACGAGGGCGAGATCGAGTACGAGAACGACATGTCCTGTGCTGAATACGACGTGCAGGTGCTTGTGGGACCAAGCGGCCAAACTAAGCGCATGGCAACGGTCCGGGCGCTGACAGACATGATGACCATGACCCAGGATCCTGAGATGACCCAGGTGCTCTCGGCCATGGCGATGCTCAACATGGACGGCGAAGGTATTGAGGACGTGCGGGATTACTTCCGTAAGAAGCTCCTGAACATGGGAGTGCTCAAGCCCACCGACACAGAAGCGCAGGAGATGGCTGTAGCGGCCCAGAACGCCAAGCCAGACCCCCAGGCGCAGTACTTGCAGGCGGCAAGCGAACAGGCCATTGCACAGGCCGCCAAGGCCCAGGCTGACAGTATCCTGTCGGTGGCCAAGGCCGAGGAGACTCGGGCTAAGACCACAGAGACACTTTCCAAGGTCAGCATGGCTGATCAGGAGCGGATCTTTGCCTTGGCAGACCGGCTCACCCAGCCGCAGCAGATGCAATAGTACTTGCATTCTGTGCAGATTTACCCATGAATACAACCGAACCGGCAGAAGATAGTGCAGCAACAACCGAACCCGAAGAAATCCTAACCCAGCCAGAGGCCGCGCAAGCGGAGCCTGAGCAGCAAACGGAGGACTCGGTAGAAGAAGTTGTCATCACTATCAAAGGAGAATCGCCACCTCCCGAAGAGGAAGAAGAGAAGCAAGCACCCGAATGGGTGAAGAACTTGAGGAAAAGCTACCGAGAGTTGCAGCGCGAGAAGCGCGAACTGGAGGAAAAGCTCAAGATGGTATTACCGGCAGCAGAGAATAATCCTGTTGCGCCCGGCAAAAAACCCACACTTGAAGCATGCGACTACGACTCAGACAAGTTCGAGAACGAACTATCTGGTTGGTTCGAGCGGAAGCGTCAGGCTGATGAGGCCGAGGCCAAGCAGAGAACCAGGCAGCAATCCGAGCAGGAAGCTTGGCAGAAGAAGTTGGAAGGCTACAACCAGTCCAAGACTGGCCTGAAAGTATCTGATTTTACTGAAGCCGAGGAGACAGTTCTCGAGAACCTGAGCGTTACCCAACAGGGTATTATCCTGCAAGGCGCCCAGAACCCCGCTGTAATGGTTTATGCCCTCGGCAAAAATCCAAAGAAAGCGAAGGAACTGGCAGAGATCAAAGACCCAGTGGCTTTCGCGTTCGCAGTAGCGAAACTCGAGACGCAACTGAGTGTGACTCGCAAACAGCTCCCTCCTCCCGAAAAACGAATTGTAAGCAATGGGAATCCCGGTACGTCGAGCGTTCAGCTTGACCGGTTGCGTGATGAAGCGGCACGCACCGGGGACTTCACCAAAGTAATCGCCTTCAAAAAGCAGTTAAAAAACCAATCCTAAGTTATGGCTAATGCATTTAGTAAAGAAGAACGGGTAGCATTTGAAAACCTCCTTGAGGGGTTCCAAGACGCCCTTGTCCTGTCCCGCAACGTCTCGATCTACACCACGGATCAGACGATGATGGAACGCACCAACAACACGATCTGGAGGCCGCAGCCTTATATCAGCCGCTCGTACGCGGGCACTGATATGACCTCGAACTTCTTCGATTACACCCAGCTCTCCGTCCCTGCGACAATCGGGTTCAACCAGTCTGTGCCGTGGATTATGACGGCCACTGAACTGCGTGACGCCCTTCAGGAACAACGCCTTGGTGATTCGGCCAAGCAGAAGCTGGCTTCTGACATCAACGTGGCTGTGATGAACGTGGCCTCCCGGCAGGGCACGCTCGTCGTGAAGCGTCTCTCCGCTGCCTCTGGTTTTGATGATGTCGCCCAGTGCGAAGCCATCTTCAACGAGCAGGGCGTGAACTTTGATTCGCGTTATCTGGCGCTGTCCACCCGCGACTACAACGGTATGGCGAGCAACCTCGCAGGCCGTCAGACCCTGACGCCTAAGGCGTTGACCGCTTACGACCGCGCCTTCATCGGCCAGGTTGCGAGTTTCGACACCTTCAAGCTCGACTACGCCAATCGTATCGGCGTGGCGGCCGGTTCTGGTATCACGATTGATACTCGTGACGCTGCCGTGAACTATCAGGTGCCTAAGGCGGTGACCTCGTCCCCGACGACTTCTGAGCGTCTCAACGTGGACAACCGTTACCAGACGGTGACTGTCAGCAGCACGACTAACGTCGCCGCTGGTGATTGTTTCACTATTGCTGCTGTGAACGCTGTGCATCACATCACCAAGCAGGACACTGGTCAGTTGAAGACCTTCCGCGTCATCAGCGTGACCAACAGCACCCAGATGGTGATCTCGCCCGGCATCGTTTCCAACCAGGTTGCGTCCCCAGCTTCGACTGAATACCAGAACTGCGTTGTTAACACGAAGGCCGCTAACAGCGCCATTGTGTTCCTCAACACTGCTGCGGCCCCGATCAACTGCTTCTGGCAGAAGGACGCTATCGAGATCCTTCCGGGTCGCTATGCGGTGCCTTCGGACGCCGGTGCTAACGTGATGCGCGCTTCCACTGATCAGGGCATTGAACTGGTCATGCAGAAGCAGTACGACATCAACACGATGAAGACTCGCTATCGCCTCGATACGATCTTCGGTGTCGTCAATAAACAGCCTGAGATGAGCGGAATCATCCTGTTCGGCCAGGTCTAAACTGACTTGCACGGGGGAGAGCGGTTGACTCCGCTCTCCCCTTTGTGTATCAACTCTTTATGCCACTAAAAAAGGGATACTCACCAAAGACAGTTTCCAAGAACATTTCCATGGAGATGCACTCAGGAAAGCCTCAGAAGCAGGCAATTGCCATCGCTCTTAGCACGGCTCGCAAAGCCAAGCAGGCAGCCGGCAAACCCGTTGGAAAACTAAAGAAATGACCGAATTTCCCGCTCTTGTTTACAAAGCAGTAGGCAAATATGTGCGCCCTAACGGAACATACGATTTCACGGGCGTTGTCGATGCTGAAGACCTTGCGAAGAAGCTGGCTGACGGCTGGTATCCCAGCATCGAAGCAGCAGTCGAGGCAAAGAAACCCGCACAGAAGCCCGTGGAGCCTATTTCTAGCCCTATTTTGGATGATAGCGCTCCACCTACACGTCAGGAGCTAGAAACCAAGGCCGTAGAACTAGGCATCAAGGTCGATGGCCGGCACTCAGACAAGAAGATTGCCCAGCTAATCGACGAAGCACTCGCCAAATAACATGAGCTGGACCAAGAGACAGATCATTGAGCAGGCATTTGAGGAGATTGGGCTTGCGTCGTATATCTTTGATATGACGGCAGACCAGTTCCAGAGTGCGCTCAGGCGTTTGGATCTGATGATCTACTCTTGGTACCAGAAGAATGTACGGATTGGCTTTCCGTTGCCGAATAATCCCAACGACAGCCACATCGAGGAGCAGGTTGACACGCCGGGAACCGCAAATGAGGCCATTGTGCTGAACCTTGCGGTCCGGCTTGCGCCTTCCTACGGCAAGGCGCTTGCCCCGGAGACGAAGATTCAGGCAAAATTGTTGTACGACCAGCTTCTTGTGGAAGCTGCGGCTCCGATTGAGCAGCAATATGTTAAAACGCTGCCACTTGGTGCTGGATACAAGCGTACCGAGCGTGTATTTGTTGACTATCCGAACTTAGATCCAATTGCGGTCCAAGAAAACGGACAGGCACTCTTTAAAGACCTACCATAGTATGGCTATTGAACGACTTTCACTGCTGGATACCGTTACAGCGGCAACAAACTTTGCCGTTAATTTGAACGGCCAGGACTATCGAGTGCTCGCGCAGTCCGTTTACGATTACATCGTTAATGTTAACGAAGAGTTTGGTGGCGGCGGAGCACTCGGTGATGGCAAGACGCTTCAGTACTTTGCGCCTTCAGCTACTGGCTGGAGTGTTCCGATTGAGTCCGAAAGCACAAGCGTGTGGTTGGTGATTACGCCTACTGCTGGCTTTGCTAATGGCACCATTACGCTTCCTGCCGTGTTTAATGTGCTCGAGGGACAAGAAATCCTTGTGAACTGCACTCAGTCGGTTGCTACGTTGACGATTAACGGCAACGGCGGAAACGTAATTGGAGCGCCGGCGTCGCTTGCGGCAAATGGTTTCTTCACACTAAAATTTGAACCGATTCTCAAGAATTGGTATCGTGTTGGTTAACCTACTTGTTTTATGGGACTTGCTTTTCAACCTGCTTATTCGACCGGCGTCACTGTTACGCCGAATACCACTTCTGCTTCGGTCACAATTGGGGATACATCTGAGTCTTTGGTGTTCACCAACCTGGGTGCAACGATTGTTTACGTCCGAGTCGGCACTGCTGGCAGCGGAGCACCCGCAACCACGTCCGGGTATCCTGTTGTTGTTGGAGCCCAGATTACACTTGGCAAGGATCAGGATGAGGACACTGTGTCCTTCATCTCTCCCGGAGGCGCTGGATCGCTTCACATCATTCAGGGCATTGGTCTGTAATGAATCGGTATCACTCAAGGAGAAAGTCGCTTGTACCTGCCGCGGTTGGCAATGGTGCGCCTCCGCCTCCGCCCGTGACCTACTCTTATAACCGGCCTGACGGAACTTCCGTTTACAAGCGCCCAGACGGCACCTCAAACTACATCAGACCCTAGTTATGGCTAATCTCACGGTATCAGCAAACATTGACACCTTCATGGCGTCAGCAGACAACGCAGCGGCGCGTTCAAACCTTTCTGCTGCTAAGAGCGGTGTAAACACAGATATTACTTCTGTTGCGCTAACGACCGGGACGATTAGCACTGCTCCAAGTTCAGGAACGGACATTGCAAACAAAAGCTATGTCGATTCAATTTCTGCTAACGTGCAGGTGTTTACTTCGAGCGGCACTTGGACCAAGCCTGCCGGAGCTAGGTCTGTAAACATCCAGCTTTTAGCTGGTGGCGGTGGTGGTGGCAGTGGCAGAAAAGACACAACTCTGGCAACGGTTCGCTGCGGTGGCGGTGGAGGGGGAGGTGGTAGTTTTGTAAACATTACGGTGCCCGCAGCATTGCTTGGAGCAACCGAGACTGTGACAATCGGAGCAGGGGGCAATGGAGGCGCTGCTCAGGCAACGGATGCTACAAATGGCAGCACTGGTTCAAGCGGCGGAGCAACAT